TAACGTAGCGCACTATTACTACGGGAGGACACGAACAGATTAACGACAATGCAAAATTCAAAACAATATTTTTCCGACCTCAGCTTGCTGGCTTAGCTCACTCATACTTTGGTGTTTATACTGGTGCGGTTCCCAGTCCAGGTGGCAAGCCTGTGTTTTTAAAGAGTTTTGGTTTGCAACTAGGCAAAATTAACGTACATGTCATCAAACTGTTTAACGCTCAACGGTGTGGCGACAAGGGAGCTGTAAATGACTGCCTCTGTAGAGTTGTTGAAGTTGACCGTGAAAGCACCCTTGGACTTGATGATCACATTGTCAGTGCACTGGTTTGCCGAGACGGTGTTCTTCTCCCTGTACAAGACAGTGTCACCCGTGAGGGATAAGACAACGGAAGAAACACCGCCAAACGACGTACCGTTCTGCGTAAGAGACAAGAGAAATTGTCCAGGTGGCAACATGACAGTTTTGGCAGTTGGAGTGGGGGCGGATGAAATAAACCCTGCCCCCTGAACTCCCACCACCCTGCCAGTTGTCCACCAAGTCGTGTTCAGCACTGATGAAGCGACCGAAGACGACTCGGGGTCAATCAAAGAGATATCGTACTCAACATACAGATCAACAGTAGCTGTAGTGCCAACTGCTAAAACGGACAACAACCCGTAGTCCTGCTGGACGTCCGGGAAGTACGAGCAGAACTTAGAATCCTTCATTTGGGGAATTGTGAGGGAACTAGTCTGCCAAACAGGTGCTGTGACACTGTATTTCATGGCCATGGCGTCCACTGAACTGGATGGGGCCTTATCCACAACGGAAGGATCCCAACACATGTAATAACGTCCAGTGGCAGCCGTGCCAGAAGAGGATACAATGACGAACCGCAGGTTATTAACCTTGTACTTGTCATACATGCGAGCTAGTGCCGAAAGATAAGGAAAGGTGCCCCCGTCGAGCGGGGAAATGCGAAAGGCATTTGCCGTAGTCGACAAGTCGAACGAGGCACACAATTCACGGTGAGTGATCTTGGTATTGCCTTGGTACTTAGCTGAGCCAGCCAGGCTGACTCCCATGGCGGCGGGGGCGGGAGTGGTAACGATGGACGAACCGACCTTAGCCACACCCGACTGCCCCCTCCACCACTTCCATGCTTCTTTTCCCAAAGCGACCGAGCCATCGCCGATCATCCTTCCTACCTCCTTGGCGCCCTCAGAGTCAACCAGACCTCTGAGTGCCGCGACACCCAGCGGAGCGAGCACAAGTGCCGTGCCCACTGCCGCTGCATTGCGTCTGTTTCTTTGTAACGCTAGGTTGTTGCCCCTGCGGGCGACGATGAGTTGTTTAGATGCCATAGTGATGATGTTGTATTGGGTACCCGACATCAACGGAGACTGTTCATCCGTGGGAACCGCTAAGGGATGGCGCCGTGCAGTCGTTCGGCATTCTGGATAGCACGTAAATATTTACTCCCTTAGGAAACGTTTTGGGCCTTTAACCCCACGGACCCAATGATTTAACGCCTCTCGGCGCTACAAAACCTCGATGTTCTGGAAAGTGAGCTCAGTACGCGCGTCACAATCCAGTACAGCTCGGCTGTAGAAATCCTCCATTACAACTTGTTCATCAGGCGTAACGCCGAAAGCCCAGTAGAAGCTAGCCCGAGTGTGGGGCAAGATGTCGCCGTACTGACGAACCATCCCTTTCTGCAAGCTTCTAACACCCCATGATTGCGCCTGGTAATGTGTCTTGCCGCGAACTCCTGCCGAGCAATAAGCTCGGTAAAAGTCCTGGAAGATTGGCACTCCACCAGTCATGGCTAGGCCCCCGGTGCCTACAGCGTCCAGCCAGGCTAAATACTGAGCTTTGTTCTGGAAACCGTGTATGCACATGGTGTCCTTAGCAATAGCCCACTTAGGATGCCGCACCATAAGGTACGAATCCGAATTTGGCCCGACGAAGACAGGGTGGGTTTGGCAGAACTCGATTTCCTCGAACGTGGTGCATGGTTCTTCAACGGTCATGTTGAAGCCCATAGCCCGAAACCACGAATCGAGGTCATGCGAGAATTTGTCTAAATCCTTGCGCTCCATGAAGACGACGCAATCGTCTCCATTGTTCGCTAACAAGGTCCGAACCCCCCTGTCGAGAGAGTACTGTTTGATCATACTACACATGAGGATGCAATTACCAAGAGATGTGTTCATGTCGCCAGACATGCGACCACCCTCCTTGGTGTACTTGAGTTTGCCGTCCTCAGTGTACCCTCTACAAGTGTTCTTAACCTGCCACGACAAGAGTTTCTTCAAGCTCTTGTGGTAGGGCTTTGGAAAGCACCTAGGGTACTGCTTGTGTTCCCATTTCAACGCCGAAACACTAACATGCTGGTCGAACCGACTTGCGTCGAGTCCAATAGCCACAGGTTCCGTGAAAGAGCTCCACAAGTC